GACTTACGAAGTTCTGGATCTTGTTTTATTAAGATCTCTGCTTCTTTTTTCCCATTTGATTGTCTGGCTGCAATCTTTGCTGCTGATTTAATTATATTATTTTTTGTCATATCATCACAGAATCCACGTACTGAACTAGGTTTCCTTGCTCTTCTTTTATATGGTCTTGGCATGGTATTTTTACTTTTTTTCAGAAAATACTTGCATTGTCAAGCGTAAGACTACATAAGGCTACAAATGAACGCTGATAGAGGTAGGGAGATATTAAAGAAGGCTTGTATGAACTACACGGAGTTTAGCAAGTTAATGGGCGTTAAGCCTATAACAGTGAGGCTTGCGTTTAGTCAGAAGCGACTGAGCAAGAAGATGGTTACTAAGTTGCTTGAGATGGAAGAACCGCAGAAGGAAGAGGATGAGAAGAGTGAGCGTACTTTGATTAAGGAAGGAATGATTAAGCAGAGTATGGGGGATGTACGCTTGGCCAAGGTATATATGTTACCTGCTAATCCTTATTTGCGATTTATAGAATTTGATGATGGCACACATGGCAAGTTCCGTGCAAAGCCGGGTAGTTTTGGCTTGGGAAGTGTGGTCAAGGTTAAGAGGGAAGATAGAGATATGTACACTTTGGAAGGTAATTATGACAGGAAGGATAGAATATTATGAATAAGTGGAGGCAAATCTTTACAGAGACTAAACTTTCAGAAGAGCCTTACTTATCGAGCAAGTATGTATGTGATGAATGTGATATAGGCTGGGATGATGATGAAGAGGTAAAATGCATTTGTGAGGACGAGGAGGAGGAAGAGTCATAGATGTGGATAATACCCAAAACATTATCAGCTTTTGTACCGGATACGGAGGGCTTGAACTTGGAATTAGACGAGCAGGCGTGGATGTTAGAACAGTCTGCAATGTGGAGATCGAAGCCTTCGTCCAAGCAAACCTGGTTGCGAAGACTGAAGAAGGGAGGATGGATAACGCACCTATCTGGACGGATCTTAAAACCTTCCCTGCACGAGAGTTTCGTGGAAAAGTACACGGACTCATTGGAGGATATCCATGCCAACCATTCAGTTCAGCAGGCAAGCGACAAGGAGAAAAAGACCCAAGACACTTATGGCCATACATTCTCAAGCACGTCAGGGCAATTAGACCTGTTTGGTGCTTTTGGGAAAATGTCGCAGGACACACCACGATGGGGCTATGGCGAGTCCTGTCCGATTTGGAAGAAGAAGGTTATCGATGCGCGTGGGGCATATTCTCAGCGGAAGAAGTTGGCGCTCCACACCAAAGAAAACGAGTGTTCATCTTGGGGTACTCCGCAAGCCTCCGACCACATCGAGGGAGCGAGAACTGCGAAGGAGAGCAATCAGAAGTGCTTGGGGAGAGACTTGAATCAGATGCAGAATTGGCCAACCCCACGAGCAGGCAACCCAGGCAGTCGCAAGCCCGGAACGGGGGGCAAGATACTAGCGGAGGAAGCGAAGATACACAATGGCCTGCAAGGCCAGGAGAAGAGCAATACGAGTGGGAAGAACCAAGGGTCACCGAAGCTCAATCCCAATTGGGTGGAGCAACTCATGGGACTCAGCACAGGGTGGACAGACTTAGGCTCTTGGGGAACGGAATATGTGTTCCCACAGCAGAACTAGCATGGAAGACTTTATGGAAGGAATTGAATGCCCAATAAGCACAGCAGAAATGAACGATGCTTGGCACAGATTTTGGAACAAGAATCAATTATCAATCAACGCTCATGGTTCAGTGTATCGAACAACGATACCACGCAAAGAACCATGCAAAGGGAAATTTGACATAAAAAATCATGCAAGCAAAAGAGCAATGTTACCACGAATTTAAGAATATGATTCATCGCTGGTCAGAGGAGTCTGATATGGAGGATGAAGAAATTGTTCAGTGTATGGTGGATGCAGCTAAAGAATACTACGACCAAGATGTCATAGAGTTTGAGTTTGATATGGAACTAGACGAGGAGGAAGAAGAATGAATATATATGCCCCCACGGGAGAGAAGTTAGAGAGTTGGCCATTATGGGTGAGGAGATTAACAGATGAGAACATGGTGCTTAAGAGCAGGGTCATTGATTTGGAAAAACAAAATGACGAGCTATCGAAGGAAACAAGTGATCTTAAGAGAAGGTGTTGTGATATTTGGAAGCAACTAACTGAGGAGCAAGCCAGGCAAGCATGAAGTGGATAGACGGAGATGATGAATGGACTATCGAGCAGCAGAAGTTATGGGCAAGAAAATCCCCGTTTGGATGGCAGAGATGTTGGCAATGTGGCAAGCAATGGAAGCAATTTTATGAAGATGCCTGCAAATGTAATGACAAGTGAAAGTACCACCGGGATACAATCCGATTTATTGGAAAAAATACGGGCGAGCGATATCGACATCAGTTGCAAAATTACCGAGGTGCGACTTGCGAAAGCTAGGGCCAACACCCTTGCAATTAAGCCCAGAGGTGTTGGAACGGATACGGAAGGCTGGACAATCAGTGAAAAGGAAATCCCGTGTAACACGCTCGAAGAAGCAATCATCGTAGGGATTGAGATATTAAATCGTGGGTAAGATAACCTATGCAGACGAGATAGACGCACGCTTTGGCGTGCCTTGGACAGATGACTTTAAGTATGATAGAGGAGAGTTAAAGTGTGCGTTATCAGATGAGGAGATAGACAAGCTTGCTGTACAAGATCCTGTACGTGCCGAAACACTTACACGCTTGCTTCTTGACCAACCAAACAGCGAGAAGGAAGATCCAATCGAATGGGGTTGGACTCTTCCTGGGTGGCGTAGGGTCATGGATAATTGGAAGGATACAAAGATACATGTTTGCCTTGGAGGTAACAGATCATCCAAGACCACCTTCGCTTCACGCTTGCTTGTCCACTTGGCACAGAACATACCCGAAGCAGAGATACGTTCTTTGCATGTTAGTGAGGAAAGAAGTATAAGTGATTCCCAGCGTTATATATGGGATTCCCTTCCGGCAAGGTACAAGAGAAGCAAGAAGAAGAGTGAGAATCATTCACTGCAATACACACAGAAGAATGGATTCAATGCAGGGAAAGCAATCCTTCCACCCACCCATCCAGATGCCGAGCGTGGGAGTACGATATACTTTAATAATTACAGGCAGTACATGGCAGACCCACAAATCTTTGAGGGATGGGCAGCCCATTGTATTCATGCAGATGAGGAAATTCCTGAGAATATTTTTAACACGCTATTGGCAAGACTTACAGATAATCATGGTCGCTTGATTTTGACCTTTACGACCCTGCAAGGATACACGCCATTAGTTAATAGTTTACTGAAAGGAGCTACGACAGTCAGGTCAAAGTACTCTGCGTTAATGGATAAGGAACTGCCTACTGAACAAGTGTCTGCTAATTGGCCTGACTGTCGCATATATTATTTTTGGAGTCAGATGAGTCCTTTTGTAGATGCAGACGAACTTGTGCGTACTTACAGCAAGCAACCACAGGAGGTAAAGCTTGCACGATTATTCGGCATACCAAGTAAAAGCTTTGAAGGAAAATTTCCAAAATTCCAGCGTGAGACCAATGTAATTGAACATAGTAAGATACCCTTTGTCCTCGACCCAACTGTAAATGTAACCCGTTACTTTATATGCGATCCGGGTGGGAGTAAACCTTGGGTTGGATTATGGGCAGGTGTAACCAAGGATGGTAAGATATATGTCTATCGTGAGTTCCCAGACAGTACGATGGGAGCATGGGCAATCCCACACATTAATGGTGCTGGTAAAGCAGTGGGTAAACCTGGCCCTGGACAACGTCCTCTGGGTTGGGGGTACTCAGACTACCAATCCTATTTTGAAGCACAGGAAGATGGTGAGGAAATATTTGAGCGGATAGTTGACCCACGAATGGGAGCAGCCACAGTGCGTACAAAAGAGGGAGAAAGTAATATAATCAATACAATGAGTAACATGGGATTTGTATTCCGTGCTGCACCAGGTGTGTCTATAGACTCTGGTATTGCCAAGATCAATGATGCACTTAGCTGGGATGATACAGAACCCATGACAGACAAGAATTGCCCCAAGCTTTACTTCTCCGATCAATGCGAGAATACAATATCTTCCATGCTTGAATATGCAGGAGAGAGTAAGAGTGATTACTTCTCTGACCAAATTGACTGCTTGCGTTACCTATTTGTAAGTGGTGCGGAACATATCACCCATCGTGACATTCAAGTCACAGGTGGTGGTGGATATTAAGTTGACTACATAAGGGTGCTAATGTAGTTTTATGCTACACATGCTCAGTGCAAGCGATCCAGAATTACTATATGTCTCAAAAGAGCCTGACATTGCTTATCTCAGTGAAGCTTACAAGCGTACACAGAGTGATTTAGGTGAGTGGTTAGACCGCAGACAACGAGACTATGATACCCGTCATTGTCTATGGTCTGGCAAGTCGGATGACTTTAAGAAGCACGCTTCACAAAGTTCAACAGGTGAGGTATTTCCTTGGGAGGGTGCAAGTGACAGTGAAGTCCGTATGGCAGATGAGTTAATCTCCTGCCGAGTTGCAATGAGCATGAATGCGATCAGACGTGCGCACATTGTAGCCACACCCACAGAATCAAGTGATGTGGAGCGTGCAAATGTGGTAAGTATGTTCCTTCGTTGGTTAATTAATTCCAAGATGCAGGAGTTCTACCCTGAGATTGAACTTGGATTAAATCATCTTTTTGAGAAAGGTATGATGGTACATTATTGCTGGTACGAGAACCAAGAACTCAAGCAGCAACAAACCATTAAGCTAGAAGAGATTGCCCAAGTCCTTCCACAAATTGCTGGAGCTATACAGGACGGAAGTATGGATGAGGAATTGAGTGAGGCACTCAAAGGGCAGTTTAGTATTAGCAAGTCCAAGGCACGGGCAATGTTGAAGGAAATGCGTAAGGATGGGGAAACCACAGTACCTGTTACTCGCCAAGTTGTAAGCAGACCCAAGATCAAAGCACTTGCGCCGGATGAGGATGTATTCTGGCCAAGCTATTGTATCGATCCACAGGAAGCACCATATATGTTTCATGTTGTGTCAATGACACCTGAACAATTAAAGGCTAA